GACTCGATACAGTCCTCGCTGATCTTGCCGAGATGGGGTTCGATGCGGAATGGGGCGTTATTTCTGCGGCCGACTGCGATGCTCCCCATTTACGAGAACGAATCTGGATTGTGGCAAACGCCCGTTGCGGACGATTCGGTGAATCGGGCGAATGGCAAGATCAACAGCAGGGGCGAGCCGAAGCTATCAGCACAGGTGAGATTCCCGACTCCGAATACGATTGGATTTCGCAGCGACGGGGAACTGAAATTGCTGGCGTCGGCGTCGGCGTCGGCGTCGGAATACCTTGCCATGAGCCACAGAGCTTGCAAGTCGAAACAGATCAAGCATTATCCAACGCCGCGAACCAACGATGCGGAGAAGAGGGGCAACTTCGATGTGACGAATCCGCGCAATGGATTAGCGGCGTCAGTCAAGTCCTATCCGACTCCGAGCGCGAGCGCGAGCAAGGGATCGTCGCCGGCGAGCTTGGTTCGCAAGAATGGGAAAAGTCGAGAGAACGACCGGCTGGATCACGCAATTATGGCTTCGGACGGTGGCCAGTTGAACCCGGATTGGGAAGAGTGGTTAATGGGATGGCCAATCGGGCAGACCGCGTTAAAGCCCTTGGAAACGGCCAGGTTCCAAGAGTGGTTGCAACAGCATTCGCCATCTTATCAAAGCGCTTCTGATGCTGCGTAAATCACCTCTCCGCGCAAAGACCGCTGATACCTTAACGGTGAAGGTGCGCAAACCAAAGTGTAAAGGCTGCGGAGAGCGAAAAGAGCCATTTCGCCCATTTGCCGAGGTCTGCTCTCCCGGATGCGCAGAAACGTATGTTCGACTGACCCGCGAGAAGGAAGCGCGGGCAGCGGCAAAGCGGGTACGGGCAGAGGATCGGGAGCGGAAGGAAAAAATAAAGTCGCGCTCGGAACACATTGCCGAGCTACAGGTGATATTCAACCGATTTATCCGTGCGCGAGATATCGCAGCCGGCCATAACTGCATCGACTGTGACAAGCCGTTTGAACCGGATAAGCCGGGTGGATCTATCGATGCCGGGCATTATCTGGCCCGCAGTGTCGCCCCGCATCTCCGCTTTGACGAGCGCAATGTATTCGCCCAGCGGAAAAATTGCAACATGCCAGGCGGAACGACCAGGGCCGCTTTTCGCGCCGGGGTGGAGAGGCGTATCGGCACCGAGGCATTAGAGGCGCTGGAAGCCGATCAGGAACCGCGCAAGTGGACTATTCCCGAGCTAGTGGCAATGAAAGTGCTGTATCGGGCGAAATTGAAGGAATCGAAGCAATGCGCATGAAAACCGTCACTCGCTACAACTGCGACTTCTGCAACAAGCGCGGTTTCTCGGCCTCACATATGACAAAGCACGAGCGACATTGCACTCTCAATCCGAACAGAGATTGCCGCGTCTGCGCGCTACTGGAAAACGGATGGGATGCTGATTTCGAGCGCAAAACGCTGCCTGAACTGATCGCCATGCTGCCAGATCCAGGCCAGATGCTGGCCGTTGACTGCTGCGACACCAACAACGAATACCGCAAGATGACTGAGGCACTGGAAGCCGTCTTGCCAGCCTTCCGGGATGCTACTGGCGGTTGCCCCGCATGCATGATGGCGGCGCTGCGCCAGGCGAAGATTCCCGTCCCGATGATGGAGGGATTCGATTTCAAGCAGGAGATGCAAAACATCATGGATTCGATCAACGAAGCGCGCGAAGAAAATAGGTACTACTGACATGAAATACAAAGGCCGAGAACTGGCGCATCCGGTGGCCATCATTCGGCGAACGATCGCCTTCGTGTTTTTGCACATATTGCGCGTCGCATTCTGTTCTGTGATGTGGTTTGGATGGGGCTATTCCGAGGCTAAGCGTTCATGGGACGAGATGCTATGAGGTACAAATCGATCGATTCTGGAAATGATTTGTTTGCTCAAGTGAAAAATTTTATCGCGCCTGAAATCACGCAGCAAGTTCCGGCAGGTGAGCATAGCACTGGATTTGGCGCGAGTCGGTTCGGTGGCGAACCAAATTTGATGGAGTCGCGGTAATGCATTATTACAATCGAAATATAGGCGATTACGCAAAGAAGGCCGGCAAGCTATCAATGCTTGAGCACGGAGCGTACACGCTGCTTATCGATGCGTGCTATGACCGTGAAGAGTTCCCAACCGAGGATGATGCTATCGACTGGTGTTGGGCGCGCACTGATGAAGAAACGGCTGCTGTGCGCTTCGTTTTGCGCAAGTTTTTCGTGCTTTCTGATGGTAGGTATGTGCAAAACAGAATCCAAGAGGAGTTCGATAAATACCGCGAGAAGTGCGAAAAAAACGCCGAAATAGCCACGAAACGTGAGGAAGAAAAGCGAAATAAAGCACGAGTCGTGCACGACTCGTCACCAGAGCATCACGAAACAGCACCTAACCAAGAACCAAGAACCAATAACCATAAACCAAAGAAGATCAAAGACATTGCGCCTATCGGCGATCTGCTCGCCGACATCGATGAGCAAGTTGCCAGTGACTTCAAAGCTCTCCGCAGCAAATTGCGCGCGCCGATCACGAAAACCGCAATGGATGGTCTGCGGCGGGAAGCTGCAAAAGCCGAGCTGACGCTGGAAGCGGTTTTGCGCATTTGCTGCGAGCGTGGTTGGCGCGGATTCAAAGCATCTTGGGATCGCGGCGATGGTGCGCTTCATGCTCCGCCCGAGGCAAAGTTCGATCCTGTCGCCCATGTCAATCGCAACCGAGTCCAATCATGAATGCACCATTGCCAGCCGTTTCAACACAACCATTTTCAAAGTGGTTCCAGGTTCATCCGAGCCTTGGAATCTCGATGATGGATCACCTTTTCAACCGACTGGATGGCGCCTATCCGCACAAGTGGCGCTCGAACTTTCCGAATCAGCAAGCGATCGACAATTGGTCCGAGAGCTGGGCGGAGGAGTTTGAGGATTCCGGAATCACGCCGAACGATATCAAAGCTGGGATCAAGGCATGCAGAACACGCTACGACTGGCCGCCAAGCTGTGCGGAGTTCATCAGGGCTTGCAAGCCTTCAGTGGACCATCTTGTGGCGTATTACGAGGCTGTAGCGGGCGTGCAGGCGCGCCAGACGGGGCAGATGGGTGTCTGGTCGCACCGAGCGATATTCTGGGCTGCAATGCCGCTTTCCTTTGATTTGGGGAGCCAAACCTATTCGCAGATCAAGGTCCGATGGGAGCGTGCGCTGGCAGAGCAGATGGATCGCGGCGAATGGCCTCCGATACCGCAGCCGATGATTGCATTGCCTGAGCCTGGCAAGACGCAGCTATCACGGGCGAAGGCTGCTGAGATGATTCAGGAAATTGGCGCAGGCAACGTCGTCAAGACATACGACGATCAGATGGATCACAAGTTGTGGGCCAAGCGGATTATGGAGCGCGATAAGGCCGGTGACAAGACGTTGAGCGCTTTGCAAGTGCGCTTTGCAAGAGATGCGCTGGAGACTAAGCAATGTCGGACCTAACTTTAACTGAAAAAGGGAGATTGATTATGGAATTTACTGCATTTCAAAAACTTCCGCGACTGTCGCGTGAAGTGATTATTACTGAAAAAATTGACGGAACGAATGCGTCAGTTTGCATCACAGAAGATGGACAATTCCTTGTTGGTAGCAGAACGCGGTGGATTACACCAGAGAACGATAATCATGGATTCGCTGCGTGGGCATACTCCAACAAAGAAGAATTAATGAAACTCGGAGTTGGACACCACTTCGGGGAATGGTGGGGAACGGGAATACAACGCCGGTATGGAATCGCTGATAAAAGATTCAGCCTGTTCAATACTGCTCGCTGGTCAGATCCTGAAACAAGGCCTGCATGCTGTGATGTTGTGCCAGTACTTGCTGCTGGCGTTTTTAGCTCGCCAATGATTGAGGCGCAAATCCTGAGATTACAAGCCGATGGCAGTGTTGCGGCACCTGGTTTTATGAATCCAGAGGGCATTGTTATTTATCATACTGCGGCAGGAATATCCTTCAAAAAGACGATTGATAAAGACGAAATTCCGAAGTCTTTAGCTATCGTTGGAAAGTAAGGCGCACCAGGTCACACCCCGTCAAAGTTTGGGAAGCATTATGAATACCGAAACGCTAGGATGGATTATATTGGTGGTCTTTTGCCTGGGCCTGATTTGGCTTGGCATCAAGGAATTTGATAGATGGTTAGATGAATTTATGGATTGGGATGAAAAATGCAAATAAAACCAACGAATGACCTATTGCTGATTCGGCGAATAGTTGCGGATCAGCCGAAAACAGCATCAGGAATACTGTTGCCGCCAGTTGAGGAATCGGCTGATACGCCGTATCGAGGCGTAGTGGTAGCCGCTGGACCTGGGAAGCCAGCAAAAGCATCTCAGGCTGCACAAGAGGTAATCGATGCTTTACAGTCGCTCGTTGATGCTTATCATGGCATGCCGAACATAAACTGGCCACAGCGCGGTATCGGGTTGGCGACGTGGCAGCGCGCGATTGATGCGCTGAAATCGCACAATGCAACGTCTGCACGATTGCCGATGCAAGTCAATGTCGGCGATACCGTTGTTTTTTCAAAAAATGGTTATCAGGAATTTAAAGTCGATGGGGAAACATTGATCGCACTCGGTGAAGCTTCTTGCTTGGGCGTTGTTGAAAGTCTATAATAAACCCATAGAAAAAATCGAAGGGTATGCCATGAAAATAGAAGTCGATGCGATGTATCTCGAAGCACTGGAAAACGTGGATAAGATGGTGCGTATGGCTATGTCGATACCGAATACCGGAGAATTTCTAGTGGGCGCGATCCAGGCGATCGACACATTGCGGCGTGACTTTGATATGCCTGTGCCGGAGTCGGTAAAACCACAAGCGGAACCGGCGCCGACTCCGCATGCATCCGAGTTGGCGATGGGATTGATCAAACGGGCGATGGATATCAAGCAATGAAAAAATCCGAAACTTTCAAATTCTCCCCTGATCTGTGGTTCGGAAATCGCTCGTTACGGGCCTGTTCGCCGGCTGCGCGTGGAATGTGGATGGACTTGCTCGCGCTATGCCACGGATCGGGCGGATACCTGCATATCAACGGCCAGCCGGTAGACGATACCGCTCTTGCCAGGCTTACCGGGGAGCCGATTGGAACCGTGCGCAAGCTACTGAAAGAATTGGGCGACGCAGGCATCTACTCGGTTGACGATCGCGGCCTGTACAGCTCACGGATGCGGCGAGATGCCGGATTTGTGGAACAGGCGAAGGTTTCTGGTGCGCGTGGGCAGGTCAATAAAAAGGCGAAGTCAAAGACGGTTCGCCAAATTGCCGATGAAATGCCAGAAACCCATCCGAATAAGGAAATTGTGGAAAAATTGGCCGTTGTCAAGGTTGCGCCAAAAATCAAGTTCCGAAAAGAATTAGAAGTCAAGACGGAAAAATCGCCGATTATTCCGGCGCAGCCAAAAAGTCGCCCGCTCGACTGGTGGAAAACAGACGCCGGATGGATGCGCAAGGGAAACGAGCAGGCAATCAGTAAGCGACCGGATGAACATATCGACGATTTCAAGGCCAGGGTCGCGGCAAGATTCCCCCCTGGCCCGCACTTGGACGTATTGCCGGCACGGATGAAAGAGCGGATTGTCAGCAAGGCGACATCAGACGACGATTCGATGCGGAAACAGTTCGGAAAGTAGCGCCAGGAAGGAAAACTTTCTCTTGACAAACATATATTAATAGATAAAATTATAGTTGCTCAATTTTGAGTAAAACCAATCCTCGCGAGGGAAAAATGAAAAAAGATACGAAAATGGCTCACAAGCAGTCGAGTGTGATTAAACCGGGAACTGGTAGCGGTTCGCGGCCGATGGGCGGCAGCACCAAAACCCCGGTGTCGGCGCCGGAAGACAAAAAGACGATGGGCCGCGTCGGCAATGCCAAGGTTTTGAAGTAATCATTTCCGGTGGATCGAGAGATCTACCGTCTGCACGATACCGGGTAACGGTCACCCCGGCAGGCCACAGCGCAATGGTCGCATCATGCAGACGATAGGATTCTCACCCAGCGGCCGTAGAAGGCGCAATAAGGGATGCCCCCCGTTAGGGGGCTGAAACAGTTGATGGTTCTGCGGCACGTAATCGGATATCCGAGGATGCTGCGATAATAACGATGTGGCAACTGGCTAGGGCCAGTGGTGCGGTCGTTATGGTACGTAAAATTGCCTGGACGCAGGATGCGAGGGACCATCATTCATAAAAACGCCCCGGCAGCGTGAACTACCGAGGCGTGTTTTACATGTTAAAAATCAAATTTCAATCGGTGGCAGATTATCCTTGAGGGTTTCATGCGTTCCGCCTGCTGACGTGTACAGATCATCCTGTAAACGTTCTGCCAGCGATTTCAGCGATTTGATGACGTTCTCCGGAGCGCCATCCTTTCGTACTGCGTCAAGCCTGAAATCGACGCACTCCTTGATTATTGCAATTTCTGCATTACTGATTTCCATTTTCATCTCCATCATTTTCGGGATCCGCCGCACCAGTTTTAGCAAGACGCTCAATTTTGATTTTGAAAAGCTCCCACAGGCCGGGGTGCATCCGCGCCGTGCCAGCCTCCCACTCCTGCCAGCGGCGGACGCCTGAGTGTACAATAGAGGCGGCAGCGGTTTGAGTGATGCCAGCGGTCCGACGGGTTGTTCGGATATCGGCCGGGTCGGGATTTGATTGCGGCCCTCGTGGGCCACGGTTGGGGTGGTTCATTTTTATCTGTCCATTATTTCATCGATGCGCTCATAGTCCCCATTTTGTACTGCTTCGGCGAGATCGGCGGGCGCTTCGTCGTCGTTAAAAAATACATGATCAATGTAATTTGGCTCTGCCGCGTCCCATGCCGCACGCTCATCATGCAGCTTGCGCATGACGCAGTTAGCTGCGGCGCGATGAGTGCCATTTAGCAGGTTGCCGCTGCCCTCTTGACCGTCAATTAGGATCGCGGGGATCGCATCGCCACGGCGTGCGGAGCGGATCAGGGAGCGCACTTTAGACCAGTCGCGGACTTCGTGGATCGGATTAGCCCCGGCCCACGAAGGGTAAAAATTTTGATCTAGCGCCATGATTTTCTCCAGCCCCTGATCCCGAGGCGCGGTTGGCAGTGAGTGCCGATGAATTTCATTATACGCTGATTCAGCGTGTTTGCAAGAAGTTTTTGAATTATTTTTGGAATGGTTTATAATTTACAACATGGCAAATCTCACTCAAAAGCAAGATGCAGAGTGTGCGAAAATGAAGCCTGAGACAGATTCTTTAAAGTTCCTCCGGGACGGTCGGCGTGATTTTGATCGTGTAGCCAAGTAATTTAACTATCTCGATTGCTCGGTCTGTGAAAGTCGAACCGCCGGCAAGCTCGCAAAGCCTTTTTGCCGTCTCGCAGACCGGGAACACGCGCTTGTGGCCGTATTGCGATACGATGCGGACCTGGATGGATGCTTTGGACATTTCGATCTCCTGTTGTTTTAGAATGGCCCTTGCGGGCCACGGTTGGGGTGGTTCATTTTTATCTGTCCACTATTTTTATTATTTGATTAAAGTGCGTGCGCAGCGATTGCACGCTTGAGGTCGATAATTCCGTATCCGAGTTGTTTTTGCGGATTTACTCCGGTTTTTGCAATGACATTCCACTCGGCGCGGCGAGCGATCGTCACATCACGAGTCCATTCGGCTGCAAATTTTGCCTCTAGCTCTGCGCGGGTGGCGGCTAAAATTGCATCTTGTTCAGCAAGTGTCGGTTGCTTTGGATAGCGGCGATCATAAGCAACGTAGCCACCTTCGCCTTCGTTTTGCAGAGTCTCGTATGCATTCATTTGAATCTCCGTTGGGTTTGCACTGCTGATATCTGAAGTATAGATGTTTCCTTGGCCTTGTCAAGGACAATTGACGCACACAAGCAAATATATTTTGCGAGTGATAGAATGAATCATGGGAAATACAGCACACCTCACCGATAAGCAAGAGGCTTTTTGCGTTGAATACTTGCGCAATGGCATGGACGCGAGCGCGGCCTATCGATCTGTGTACAAGTCAAAAATGAATTCCGCATCCGTTGGTGTAAATGCATCGAAGTTACTTAATGGTACTAAAGTTGCACTAAGGATACGTGAATTGCTTGCGCCAGCGCTGAAAAAAAACGAAATCACGGTAGAGCGTATTGCAGCAGAGTATGCAAAGCTCGCTTTCCTTGACCCGCGCAAGTTTTTCGACGCGGCTGGCGCACTGATACCAGTCCACAAGCTCGATGCAGACACGGCGGCAGCTCTGGGCGGCATGGACGTGGCTATGGAGCGCGACGGAGAGGATGAGGACGGCAAGCCGCTATACTCGCCAGTGCGAAAGATCAAGATGATCGACAAGAAGGGCGCGTTGGACAGCCTGGCGAAGTGGCAAAACATGTTTATCGAGCGCGTAGAGCATACCGGGACTGTTGAGGTGCACATTGTTGACTACGCATCGATGCACAAAAAATAGGCAATCATGGCACTCTATCGGCAAGCAACTCAAAAAGAACTGCCTAAAAAAGAGGCAGTGATTAAAAAAGAGGCAGATCATGTGCCTAAAAATGAGGCAAGTATTATTGCTGACGCACTGATCGATAACACGGTTGCACTGTTCAAAAACTGGCGCAAGCCGAAATGATCACGCTGCCCTACAATTTCACTCCACGCGACTACCAGATCCCTCCGCTGGCCGCGCTCGACGCAGGCATCAAGCGCGTATTAATGATCTGGCATCGCCGCGCTGGGAAAGAAAAAACCCTCATCAATCACGTCGCGAAGGAAATGCAAAAGCGCGTCGGCACGTATTTCTACCTATTCCCGACTTATGCGCAGGGAAAGAAAGCGATATGGGACGGCAAGGATCGCGAAGGTTTTCCGTTCCGTAATCATTTCCCAAAAGAGCTTGTTGCCAAGGAAAATTCCACTGATCTTAAAATTGAGTACAAAAACGGCTCGATATTTCAGATTGTCGGCACGGATAATATTGACACGCTGATGTCAACGAATCCAATAGGGTGTGTTTTTGCGGAATATTCGCTTCAAGATCCATCGGCATGGGAATTCATCCGACCAATCCTGCTCGAAAACGGTGGCTGGGCCGCGTTTGATTACACGCCACGCGGCAAAAATCACGGATACACGCTCTACGAAATGGCCTTGCGCAATCACGATACCTGGTTCGTGAGCCGATTGACAGTCGATGAAACAAAGCGTCCGGACGGAACGCCAGTCATCACGCCGGAGATGATCGAGTCTGAGCGGCGCGAGGGCGTCAGCGAGGAAATGATCCAGCAGGAGTACTACTGTTCTTTCGAGGGTTGCATGGAGGGCGCGTATTACGGCAAACAGTTGACCGCTGCGCGTGCTGATGGGCGAATTACGAAAGTGCCATTCGATCCGGCGATTGGGGTTGAGACGTATTGGGATATCGGGGTAGGTGACTCGACGGCGATTTGGTTTGTGCAGTCCGTTCGGCGCGAAATTCGCGTAATTGATTATCTTGAGGCGTCAGGCGAGACGTTGAGCTATTACGCAAAAGAATTGCAGAAAAGGCCGTATGTCTACAGCGAGCACCACGGGCCGCACGATTTACAGGTCAAGGAGTGGGCATCTGGCGGCAAAGATGGCGAGCCGAAGACGCGCATAGAGGTCGCAAAAAGTTTGGGAATTGCGTTCAGGATCGTACCAAACATATCGATTGATGACGGTATCAATGCGGCGCGGGATATTCTGGCGCGGTGTTGGTTCGACGAAGAGAGGTGTCAGCGCGGTCTATTGGCGCTGGCGAGCTATCATAAATCTTTTGATGAAAAGTTAAAGACTTTCCGTAGCTATCCGCAGCATGATTGGTCGTCGCACGCCGCAGACGGATTTCGCTATCTGGCGGTTGGGCATCGCACGACACAGGCCAAGATTCCAAAAAAATCAAGCGCGGGATCAGGCATCGGTACATCGTTTATGGCGGACTAAATGAAAAAACAAAAAATCACAGATGTAAATGCAGCAATTCACGGCGAAGTATTGACTGATGAAGACATCCGGAATGAATGCATCATGCATTTGATGTCCTGTTTCGATGGGCTGTCGGCTACTCCGGAGCCGTATTTGTCTGCACAGATAAGCGTAAAGAGGACAGATAAGAGTCTGCTAATATATTGGCAGCATAATAACGGTCGATCGTTTATTGATATTGACGTGCATCATTCCGCCTACCTTCTGCCGCAAGAAGAATTTTTCAATCGGCACTTGCGATCAGCAGTGCATCATTTATTTGATGTAATTATGCGATCAAATGATCCTGATTACGCGCAGAAATGGCTTGCACATAATCCAGGTAAAACCATGCCCTGCATGATTTAGACCATGAGCAAGCTAGACGACATCAAGGAGCAATCGCCGGAAGACATGCTTGCCGCCGGCTGGGTGCTGCTCGAATACAACCTGCAATTGCTGCTATGGGTCGGGCGCGATCAGGACGGGAACCGCTACGATATTGGAAAGATCGCCTTTGCCGAAGGACTACGATTTGACAGCGTGAACATCCACGGCAACTCATGCCGGCGCTGCAAGCCGCAGGACTTGGTTAAATTTGGAGCGTGCGTTATTCCGCGCAGAAATATTTCTGGAAACAGATAAATGCCGATCATGACCCACTGGAACAGCCGCGAGTATTGGAGCCTGGCCCATGACGCAGACGTATCGAGGGTAAGCGGATACGATGATAGAGGTCGGGAGCATTGGCAGATCATAATGGCCGGCAGGGGGATGAAAGCGCGTCAGGATGAGGCTATATTGCTCATCATGGATCATATTGAGCAGGGAAACGAACCGGGGGAGGTATCGTGAGAAATCACATGCTATAAGCATCATTGATCACCAACCTGTAACGACCGGAAACAAACGAAATTAAAAGATTGAAATGTATGTTAATATAATCACATATAACTTTTGGAGTAAGTTCATGACACAAAATAACAATCCGTTCAGTGGTGGCCCGGATTACCCAAGATACCTAGCAAACACTTTTGGCGATAGTAAAAAGCCGCTATTTTGTCCTGCCCCAGCAAGTGGTGGGCAGCAAATATCAGTTCGCCTTAAGCCGGAAAGATTGGCTCTTATCGATGTATTGAGCGCCCAGTCTGGATGGGGCAGGAATCAAATCATCGATGCGATATTAGATACAGGATTGCGGCCATTATTTGATTTTTTGTCCGATCAAGAAAGCGATGAAATCATGAATCACGTCGTTGCTATCGTCACGGGAAAATCTGTCTTCACTATTGAGCAGCAAGTACCCATGACCATCAAAGGCCGGGGGTAAACGCCAAACGCCACCTTTCCCTTTTGCGCGCTTGTCCAGTTCATGGACATCATATTCGCGTACACCATAGGGTGGGTCAGTGACGACCGCGTGTAAAGAATTTTCAGGGAGTCGTGATAACCACTCTAAGCAGTCCGCATGAACGACTCGACCATGCTTGAATGCTATCTGTCATGGGCTGGCAAATAGTGCCACAATCGGATTAGTTGCATAAACAAAACAACAAGAATACAATAGCTTTCGTAGAGTTTCACCGTACTGCCGGGATGGCAGCACAAGACCCGAAAGGGTTCCGATTGAGGCGCAATGCCCCATGGACCGAGAACATGGCAATAGCTTCGTCTAGCAGCGACCAGAAGAGATTGAGCGCCGAGAAAGGCGTAAAGCTTCCGCGCATCACAAGCGGGATGAATCGCTTGCCGCAAATCGATCTGAAACCTGCCGACGATGATCGAAAAGAAGCAGCAGACGACAATAAAAAAAGCGAAGCAGATGACGCAAAAATCATCGGTGATGCCAAAAAGCGCTTCATTGCCGCCCGCAACGTAGAGGCAAAGAATCGCACCGAGGGAATTGAAGACCTCAAGTTTCTCAACAATGATCAGTGGAGCCAGTCGGACGCCAGCGCCAGAGCCGCAGAGGGTCGCCCATGCATCACCGAAAACAGACTGCTGACGTTCGCTAATCAAATTACGAACGATCAGCGCCAGAACCGCCCCAGCATCAACATCTCGCCGATGGGCGACAAGGCCAGCAAGAAATCCGCAAAGATCGCCAAGGGCATGATTCGTGCCATTGAGCGCGACTCCAATGCTGACGTTGCCTATGACACAGGATTCCAAAGCGCGGTACATAATGGGTGGGGATATTGGCGCATCGCGTCCGAGTACGAGTCTGAGGATAGCTTTGATCAGGTTCTGAATATTCTATCAGTTCCAAATCCGATGAATGTCTACATGGACCCGAATCGGACGCCATTCAAGCTCGATGCTCAATGGGCTTTCGTTACAGAAATGATGACGAAAGATGAATTCAAGCGCGAGTATCCGGATGCCTATCAAACACCGTGGGGCGAGGCCGGCGTAGGCGACTCGGACAAGGACTGGATAACGTCAGAAGAAGTTCGTGTGGCCGAATACTACTATTTCGAGCATGAAGACGCCGAGCTTGTGATGCTAAGTAACGGTCACAAAGGGTGGGAAGAAGATCTAGACGAGAGCGTTTTAGCTGACATTAAATCGGGCCGACTGGAAGTCATGTCGCGCCGCACCGTCAGCCGAAAAAAGCTGAAATGGTGCAAGATGACCGCCCTCGAAATTCTCGATTCCAAGGACTGCGACGGCCAGTACATCCCGATTATTGAGTGCATTGGGACAATTCTCAACATCAACGGCAAGTTGACAAAGAAAGGCATCGTCCGGGACGCAAAAGGTCCGCAGAAGATGCTCAATTATTACTCTACGCTCGAGACTGAAAATGTAGCGTTGCAGCCTAAAGCCCCTTGGATAATGGAAGAGGGTCAGATAGAGGGTCATGAGGCAGAGTGGAAGCAATCTAATCGAAAATCCTTCGCGTATCTGACCTACAAAGGAACAACTGTTGATGGCAAACAAGCGCCTCCACCGCAACGGCAACCATTCCAAGGCCCTCCAGCAGCAATTCTTGCGGCAAAACAGGGGGCGCAGGAAGCGCTTAAAGCCGTCACCGGAATCAGATTCGACGCAACCATGTCCGAGCGCATGCAGGACGAGTCCGGCCGAGCAATTCGAGAACTGAACCGCAACGCCAACTTAGGCGCGTATCACTTCATCGATAACTTCGGTCGCGCGCTGAAAAACACCGGCATCGTGCTGATGGATTTGATCCCATACAAGTACGATACGCGCCGAATCGTCTCGATACTTGATGAATCCGGAGAGGATGATCGCATTGTCATCGATCCGAATCTGCAGCAAGCGCACTCGGAAGCTATAGGACGCACGCCTGAGTCCAATCAGCCAAAGAAAATCAGCCTGTTCAACCCGAAAATCGGGCGCTATCAAGTCACGGTCACTATCGGACCGAGCTACGCAACCAAGCGGATCGAAGCCGCTGAATCTCAAATAGATTTCTTGAAAGCTGTGCCGCAACTGGCTCCGGTCCTGGCCGATCTTGTTGCAAAAAACAGCGATTGGGATGGTGCAGATGAGTTCGCCGCGCGCATCGCTAAGACTCTTCCTCCGAATCTTCTTGCGCCAAGTCGCGATGATATGTCTCCGCAAACGCAGGCGCTTGTCCAGTCGATGCAGTCGCAAATCATGCAGATGAATCAGCAGATGATGATGATGAACAAAGAACTTGTAGATCGCCAGAAGGACCGCGATGTAATGTACACACAAATCAACAGCAAGCACGAAACAGATATGGCAAAAGTCGTGACGACTCTTGAGGCAAAAATGCAAGACGTTGCCGCAAAGAGAGATGCAACGATGCAGGGAACCATTGGACGCCAACTGGCCGAGCTTTCCAAGGCCATATCGCAGGCTGTGCAGCCACAGAATACGCAACAAAACTTACCGGCTGGTTCACAACCGGGATAATCCTTGGAGAAAATCATGGCAGTAGAAACATTATCGGCAGTCGCAGCAGTTACGCCAGAAATAGTATCGAAAGAACTATCGATGAACGAATACGCCGCCCAGCGCGAAGCTGAAATGCGTGGCGCAAAGCCGACAGCAAAACCCGCTGCAGTCGCAACCGACGAAACCACCGCCGCCGCCACGGATAAAACCGCCGCCGCCACGGAAGAGAAAATTGATGGCGAACAGACCACTGAGGATTCAGCAACCACAGAAAATGATGAAGTTGAAGTTGAGGACACGCATCCAGCCAAGAAAAGCATCAACAAGAAATTTGAAAAGCTGACCAATCGGGCCAAGGAAGCGAAGGCAGAAGCCGAGACGCAGAAGGCTGCAGCGGAAAAGGCATCGCAAGAAGTTGCTGATCTCAAAGCAGAACTCGAAAGAGCCAAGCAGGAATACGCCGACGCAGCCAAAGCGGCGATCCCTGTCGTAAAACCTGCTGCCGATGACCCTGTTCCAGTTCGCACAGACTTCGATGATCCAGACGAATACACGGCAGCGTTGAGTTCGCATGCCGCCCGTTCGGCTATCAGAGAGTCCGCCGAAGCTGCGCTGAAAGCGGCCAAGGATCGCGAGCAGGAACTAACAAAGGCGCAGGAAACGGCGCGCCAGGCGAAGGCGCAAGAACAAGTCGCGCAGTTGCATGCGACTTTTAACGAGCGCCAAACCAAGGCTCTTGAAGAGTTTCCGGACTATCAGCAAAAGGTTCTCGAAAACGAAACATTGGTGCTTGAAATTCCGGTGTTTTTCTCGATCGAGAAAGCAGAGCTTGGCCCGCAGTTGCTCTATCACTTGGCAAGCAATCCGGCTGAAGCCAAAAACCTCAACGATTTACACCGCGCCAATCCAGTAGACGCCTTGATTCGCATCGGCGAATTGCAGGCAGAACTGCGGCAGGCACGAAAACCCAAAGTCAGTAAAGCGGCTCCGGTCATCAAGACGGTCGGCAATCGCGCAAGCCCTGAACGCAAGAGTTTGAACGATATGTCGATGGAAGAGTACGCGACGATGCGGGAAGAACAAGACAGACAAGCGGCCATTCAACGAGCAAATCGGAGATTTGGCAAAACCTAATCGAGCAGGGTAAAGGCCCTGCCATATTTACAAGGAAATCATCATGTCAAATGACGTTTTATTGACGCCGAGTGTCATCAGCATGGAATCGCTGGTTATTCTCACAAACAACCTCGTCATGGCGGGGCGCGTGAACCGGCAGTTTGAAGATCAGATGGGCGCCAAGATCGGCACCACGCTGACCATTCGCAAGCCGAACAAATTCATCGTGTCCGAAGGTGCGGGCTTGCAGGTTCAAGATATTATCGAACCTTCTACCAGCATCACCATCACCAATCAGTCGCACGTTGACTTCCAGTTCGGAACGTCGGCGCTAACCCTGGTTGTCGAAGAATTTCGCGAGCGCTATCTGAAACCGGCAATGGAAAAGCTGGCAAACCGGATCGATCGCGGCGTTCTTTTCAACATTCCGAACGTGTACAACGAAGTTGGCACGCCAGGCATCACTCCAAATGCATTCTCGTTCATTGCGAACGTCGCGCAACGCCTGGATGAAGAAGCGGCCCCTCAACAAGATCGCACCCTGGTGCTGAATCCGAAAGCTTATTGGGGCATCACGGTGGGCATTTCGACTGTGTACGTTCAGTCGGTGGCAGAACCTGGATTCAAAGGTTACATCCCAAACATCGCGAATTTCGAGATCTATCAAGATCAAAACGTTCCGACACAGACAACCGGCTCTTATGCTGGTACGCCTGTGGTTCAGGGTGCCGGGCAAACTGGATCGATCTTGAATACAAACGGATGGACAGCAAGCATCGCCAGTTTGTTGAACGTCGGCGACGTTTTCACGATTTCCAACGTCAACGCGGTCAACCCCGAATCGCTGGCATCAACCGGATCATTGCGCAACTTCGTTGTCACTGCGGCGGCTTCTTCTAATTCTAGTGGCGCGGCTGCGTTGTCGATCTATCCGCCAATCACCACAACCGGCGCATATCAGACAGTTGATAGTGCTCCAGTATCAGGCGCCACAATTACGGTCATTTCCGGTTCGTCCGGTCAGACCTACACGAAGAACATAGGATTCTGCAGGGACGCCTTTGGACTCGTCACGGTGCCACTGATCATGCCTGACGGCGTTGATTTCAAGGCCCAGGAAGTATTCAAAGGCGTCAGCCTCCGCGTGATTCGCGCATACGACATCAACAACGACGTATTGCCGACTCGTATCGACGTTCTGTGGGGTACGGCAACGTACTATCCGGAATTGGCCTGCCGTCTAACGAACTAAGAGATCAATCATGGATGAAAACGAGATCAAGCGCGAACCACTTTATCAGGTGTGGGCAACGGAAACAAAGACCGGGCAATTAGTCCCGATGCCTATGTTCCCGCGCGTCATGCTTGAAACGGCAGAAGAGTACGTTTCTACGGTCAAGGCAATGATTTCGACCGGCAAAGAGAAGCGATACACAGAGCCGCAGGCGTTGCGCCATCTCGGTTAAGTCCAACTCAACCATTTGGAGAAATAAATCATGGCTATTGCAACTCAACTCACCGGCACTACGACACAGTTTGCATCTGTGCGCGAGTTGTCGGATCAAAACTCACAAGGCACGGTCCTTGGCGATACCGCCTCTGACTTGATCAGTTTTTATGGCGGGCCAACTATTGCGCAACAAAACGTTGGCCCGGCAAATATACTGGCCGGCTCGGTCTATGACACCAGTCTGCTGACCAAGTATCAACTGACCAATGCAACGGTAGCGGTTGCCGCAACGACTACCGCCGAGGTCACGACCACCGTTTGCACGGGTCTGCTGACCACTGATGTGGTTGCGGTGAACAAGCCAACAACCACATCAGGCATCGGCGTTGCCAGTTATCGCGTGACTGCTGCCAACAAGATTGGACTCGGTTACATAAACGTCAGTTCCGGCCAGATCACCACGTCTGCAGAAACCTACGATGTCATCGGCATCAGCTCGAACTTGACTGCAACTACGGCATTGAGTCCAATCGCTTGCGCCGCAACCACGACCAACGAACAGTTTTTCAGCGTGGCTGGTGCAACCATTGGATCGCTTCCCATCGTCAATAAGCCGACTCTGCAAGCTGGTTTGGCTATCGGCAATGTGCGCGTGGCATCGGAAGGTGTTGTGGCGGTTACATTCGGCAACGTCAGTTCTGGTGCAATCACTCCGACTGCGGCTGAAACATATTCCTTCGCGTTTGTTCCGACGCTTGCGCCGGCATCGAATGCGCTGGTTTATAACATCAGCCAGGCCTCTACCGCCGTCGCCGCGTCCAGCACCGCAGAAGTTACCACTGCTGTTACTGGTCTGCTCGCCGCTGACGTGATTACCGGCGTTTCCAAGCCAAGCTATCAAGCTGGATTGGGTGTCGCTGGGTATCGCATTTCGTCTGCTGGAAACGCGGCTGTGACGATGATGAATGTTAGTTCGGCTGTTACCAGCACGAACGAAACATACGCGATTACGGTTGAACGCACCAACGCCAAGGCGCCGTTCGTTGTAACCACTGCCACGATCACATCAACGACCGCCGTCGCCGCATCTAGTTCGTCAGAGCAAACCTTTACGGTCAATGCCTTATTGAGCGGTTCGACTTCGGTACTGGTATCGAAGCCGTCGCACACTCCCGGCCTGATTATCGGCGGCGCGCGTGTCTCGGCCGCAAGCACGGTTGCAATCAACTTCGTCAACATCAGCGGCGCATCCATCACGCCGCCGTCCGAGGTCTACACAATCGGCTATGTTCCTTTGGTTGGCCCTGGTGCGGTTGCAACTACCGGCACATCTCAATCGATTCAAGTCGGGGTGAATGCGCTGACTAGTTCGGTGAAGGATTTGCGCAATATCCTGTTGCAACTGAACCTTAACGCAGCAACGTAACAGTTGGGCGGGGTTTCGGCCCCGCCTTTTTTAAACGTAGCAAATGGAGATCGAAATGACTGAAGAAATCAAAGAAATGCACCCGGTAATTGAAAAAGGTATCGCTGATCGATTAGATCGACGCAAAGCACAAAAAGACAAGTTTCCAACCATCAAACTGATGATCGCAACACCGTATTACATGCAGACTGCATTCGCCAGGTATGCCGATAGCTTGATCGAGACCGCGCGGGTACTCGAAATGTCCAGCATGCCGTGGCAGAAGCATTCGATCATGGGGGATTCCTACATTGACCGAGCCAAAAACAGCATCGTCGCTGATTTCCTTGAATCCGATTGCACGGATTTGCTGATGATCGACAGCGATATGTCATTCCACCCGCAAGCAGTAGTGCGCATGATCGGCCACCCACAGCAAATCGTTGGCGGATTTTTCCCGATGAAGGGCGCTTACGGGACATTTGCCGGCGTACTGAAACCCGATGAAGACGACAACATTCCAGGAGTGAAGGAATGCGTAGAGCTTGAAGACGGATCGTGTCTGTTCAGGGCATTATTGATCCCTGGCGGATTCCTGCGAATCAAGCGCGATGTATTGGAGCGCTTCGCCGATCACTATCCGGAACTGGTATATCAAGACCCTCTTGCCAATCAACTGAAGCCGGATCGGGTGTACACCAGTTTTTTCGAGTGCATGGTGCATGACCACGTTCGCTACGGTGAAGACGCTACGTTCTGCCGGCGCATGCGCGAAATGGGAGAAGACTTGTGGTGTGACCCAAACATTCATTTCGGCCACACCGGAATGAAGACCTACGAAGGTAATTTCCATCAATCTCTGCTTAAGCCGCAAGAAGAACTGGACAAGATCTACGCCGATCGACAAGCGCTCGCCGAATCTGTTAAGGCATACCGCATCGAACCGGAGGAACAATGCGCTTCCTGAACGTCGGCGGTGGCAGCAAACGCATCGCAGTGCCTGCGCACTTCGCGGAGTACGAACATGTCCTGCTAGATATTGATCCATCATCCGAGGCAGACATTATCTGCGATGCTCTAGAGATCAAGGATCGTATCGCGCAGGATGGATACGATGCCGTGTATTGCTCGCACAACCTTGAGCATTATCACCGCCACCACACGGCGAAAATACTTGATTCGTTCAAGTACATTCTCGCCGGGGATGGTTTCGTAGAAATTCATGTGCCGAACATGCAGGACGTGGTTGATGCAATCGCTGCTGGCGCCGACATCGAAGACGTTGCCTATATCTCCAAAGCAGGACCGATCAAGTACGTGGACATGATTTATGGCCTAAGCGCTCAGATAGAGTCCAGCGGTAACGACTTTATGTGCCACAAAAACGGCTTCACGCCGAAATCTCTCGGAAACGCGCTGTTTTCTGCCGGATTTACCAACGTGTTCATTGGTGCCAATAAATCGGCGATGGAAATCGTCGCCTTCGCATTCAAACGCAAACCTTCCGACCGCCAAATGGAAGAACTCAAGTTAAAGGACGCAAAATGAGCAAGTTACAAGACATTTTTACCTCCGTTGAAAATCAATTGCAATGGGGGCCGGCGCTGAAGCCGTTTTTTCTGGAATTGATCACAGAGATCGACGCGCTCAATGCGCAGATTGCCGGATTGGCGCCACTCAAGGCCAAATACGACGAAAGTTTGGAATTTCAGAAAGCTTATGATGCGAATCAAGCGCAACAGATTGCTAGTATCCAACCGCTGACCTTGCAGCAAGTCGAAGCCGATCCAGAAATCAAAGCGGTCGAACAATCAGAAACTGACGATGAATCGAAAGTTTCCGCACTTTCCGCCGTCGTTTCCGCACTTGAAACAAAACTGGATGGCGCATTGCATGGCCTTGCGTCACTCGTATCATCCGAACAAGCGCAAGAAGCGCAACCAGTTGCAGCGGGGCCGGTGCAAACGCCGTCTCCTTCGGTCTCCACGGCTCAACCTGAGCCGGCACCCGCTGCACCGACTTCCGAACCTACACCTGGAGTGGTATCATGAACCAATTCAATGAATACCCGAAGCTGATGAAGCACCCTGGTCATCGTCCGGCGCAATGGAAGAAGCTAGAAGGAAAAGGTGTTGGCCTATTCAGTCCGGACACCGTGATGACTGCCGCCGAACTATTCGCCGACGTGACGGTTTCGACACTGGATCAGGAAAAGCAATATGCAGCACGCGGGTATCGTCCGAGCGGTATTGCTGACCCTGAACAATACGAACAGGCTTTTCTTGAATCATCTCCGAACGGATACATTTTTCAGGAATTCCCGAAAATGAAGTATCACGCTCTGCAAGCGCCGGTCATTGTGAATGACAAGCAAGAAGAAAAGGCTTTAGGTGCCGGCTGGCATGACATGCCGGTGGAAGCCACAGAGGATGACTTTATCGCCGCCGAATCTCAGAACGATGAGACAAATCAAGTGGCAGCAGAGTTGGAATCGTCCGAAAAGCTCGATAAGAGGTCAAAAGCATATCGGAATTCTCTTAAAGCGCAACACGCATAAGGACCATCATGGACGCATCAAAACTACCAATGCCGATTGGCGTTGACATGAAAAAAATCCTGCCAGAAGGGATTAGAGAACTTTGCACTTACGATCCTCAAAGCGATGGATTCATTGCTCGGTGGGATACGGTTATCAATGGCAAACAGTTTCATGTAATCGAATACCAATCATCATATATTGGCGCGAATAAGATTGGTGTGGATGAATGGCTTTCACGTCTTCGTCCTGCAGCGATTGCAACACTCAAAGAAATCGAAGACCACTCGACGGCGGCATAAGTGACAACTGCACTTGACATGATGCAGGCAAGCTTGGAGCAGATTCAGGTCTACGCTCCAGGCGTTACCATTGGCGCCGCCGACAGCTCGCGAATGCTGTGGATTTTGAATAACATGCTCGACCAGTGGTCTAACCAATCGCTGACTTGCTATGCCAATATCGAGCAAAGTTTTACGTTGGTTCCGGGGCAGAGCGCGTACACTATTGGCACATCTGGCGGCGCGAACATCGTATTGACGCGCCCGCTCAAGATCAATACCGGTATGGGTGCCGCGTACTTGATGGACGAGAACCAAAACCGCTATCCAATCAACGTCATTGAACAAGATCAATGGAATACCATTGGTCTATTGACTACGCAGTCGAACTTACCCGATACGTTGTTTTACGATGCGCAGTTCCCGCTCGGCATCATCAACATTTTCCCGCAGCCTGATATTGCATACACGGTCTATTTCGATTCCAGGCTTCAACTTGTCGATTTGGTCAACACATCATCCGTGTTCAGCCTGCCTCCAGGATATCTCGAAGCCATACAAAATAACCTCAGCGTTCGTGCGTGGCAGTTCTACAAGAAGGCTCCTTTGTCACAAGCTAATCCGGATCTCATTGAGATGGCAAGAACCACGCTGGGCGATGTCAAGCGCAATAACATGCGAAACAGTCCAGTCGTATATGACGGCGCCGTAGTGTCGCGCGCCGCATCGAGCTATAACATCTACTCCGACACTCAGGGCAGCAGGGGCAACTCGTGAACAGCCCTATATTCGAGTCGTTTTTTCAGAACAGGGCAAAATCTGGAAACAATGATCTCTGCATCAATCTGTACGCGGAACATACTGACGGAGCGAAAGGACCGGAAATCGGTCTGCTTATTGACCGTGGCGGTTTGGTTCTGCTTACGACAGTTGGCACTGGCCCTATACGCGGCGAGTACGTCGCGAATGACGGAAATCTGTACCTTGTAAGCGGAAATGGATTCTATCAGGTAACGTCGTCCTATTCAGCAACGCTATTGGGATATGTGGCATCGTCATCCGGTCCGGTGAGCATGATCGACAGCCCAACGCAAGTATTGGTTGTTGATGGAATGGGTGGCTGGTGTTATGAATTAGGAACTGAATCGTACACTCAGGTCATTCCCAACTCGACAACAAGCGATACAGGCCCGAACGTGGCGGTTTATCAGGATGGATTCGGGATAGTCAATAGCGCGAACTCGAATATCATCTACCAGTCGAATTACAATGATCTGTCAACGTTCGCAACATTGAACGGTCCAGGATTGGGTTCCACAGCAAACGATGCGTATATACAGCAGAATCCACAGAACGTGGTGACTATGTACGATCTCAAGGAGGAAGTGTGGATCTTCAAGCAAAAAAGTATAGAGGTCTGGATCAATGAAGGAAACCCTGGATTCGCATTTCAGCAGTTGCAGGGCGTTTCGATACCGATCGGGTGCTGTGCGCCGGCATCGGTGTGCAAATTAGGGTCAAGCCTGGTATGGATGGGTTCGGATGAACAGGGTGACGGCGTTGTTTATATGTCCAATGGCTACAACGCCGTTCCAATAAGCACACACTCCCTGTCAGCGATTTTCCAGTCGGGAAATTTTGTTTTGTCTGACGCCATCGCGTATTCGTACCAACGCGACATGCACTATTTTTACGTGCTGACATTCCCGACACAAAACATCACCTATGTCTACGACCTGTCAACAAAAAAATGGCACCAGCGCGCGTCTTTCTTAAACGGACAATTCAATAGGGAGTTACCGAACTGCCATGCACTTTTCAATAGTCAGAATGTGGTTGGAGACTATCAAAATGGTAATCTTTATGCTTTGGTTGACGGTGTATATACAGACAATGGCGCTCCTAGAAAGTGGCTAAGGACGTGGGACGCACTTCCGCCTGAGGCACCTGAAAACATTCCAATGTCGTGGAACTCGCTGCAAGTCTTCATGCAAACCGGTATCAATGTGCCATCTGGGACAAATCCGCAGGTTATGCTTCGCTGGTCTGATGACGGCGGATACACATGGACCGGATACTTTCAAATGTCAGCCGGCCAAATCGGACAAACCGCATGGCGCGTCATTCAGAATAGGTTAGGATCTACAAAAATCGGAACCGGCCTTGATCGGGTGTGGGAGATATCCGGAACTGATCCGATTCCGGTACAGATTACTTCGGCATCTGCCGATGGCGGTCCGTCATGACACAAACTATCCGATTAAACGTCTCGACGCCGTTTCTACAAGACGTTCCGAATAGTCTTATCTCAAAGGACTGGTATCGATTTTTGCGACAAATCGTTGTGATATTGGGTAACGGTAGCGATGTCGTGGATTTGGGAGACTTTGAAGAGGAAGTTTATACGGAACGCGCACCGGTAGATTATAGCGGTAGCATTCAATCACTTTCAGACAGCATCAATCTGCTTAGGGCGGCGCAAAGTATCAATGCGCAATTGTCGGCAAGAGTTTCGTTATTAGAGTCTCAATTATCAATCCAATCCAAGACCGCGAGTTCTGCAAATACGCTGGCAATTTCTGACAACGCGACCTATGCTGGTTCCTCCTACCCGATATGGGCCAAGGGTAAAGGAAACCAGATTGGATACACAACCGAGGGGAAATTTTTCTTTAATCCATCCACGGGGACATTAACATCGACTCAATTTTCTGTGGGAGGCGGCAGTGCGGCGATTGTCTCCAATGGAATGTTTGGGGTTCCTGGCACAAGCCTGAACTTCGCCATAGCTGGAACTCAATATGTTAGCTTTACGTCTGGCGGAGTTTATTCTTCGGCATTCAACAATGTCACTGTGACCGAACCAGCGACAGCAAGCACATTTACTTTGGTCGATGGCAAGACATTCACCGTGGACAATACGATTACCTTGACGGCCACTGACGGGGCCACGCTGGCCATAGGAACAGGAGGAACACTTGGGAGTGCGGCATATACTGCATCAAGCGCTTATGTCCCTTCTGAGACTCCTGTGGCATCAGGAGGTGCAGCGACAGCAGCGGGCGCACTCTATTCACAAACGCAAGTACAGAGTATAGTTACGCTAGCAAACAACATTCTCACTGCCTTGCAAGGCAATGGCGTTATGACCTAAAAATTACGGACAGCCGGGATGGCTGACCAGTCCTACAAGGGAAAGATATGGCTCTTCAATTCTTGAAGATGTTTCAACCTGTTCAGCTAGGAACATCGGCGGCGGCGATTTATACAGTTCCGACATCGCCGACTACCACGTTATTGCAAAATGGCCGGGTACAGTTGACCAATACAACCAGTAGTTCGGCTACGGCAACGCTATATGCAGTCCCCGCTGCTGGAGCGGATTCCGCTACAAACGAATTTTTCCCAGGTCAAAGCATCGGCCCGAATAGTTTCGTACAGGTTGACGTTCCTCAACTTGCGGCCGGCGATGCGATATGGGCTTCTGCTGGCACCGCGTCAGCGATCAACATTCAAGCAATCAGTGGAGTTTTGCAATCGTGATCGACTTTATGGTCATCGCCGCCCCTCGCTCCGCTACCGCATGGTGTGCGAACTGGCTGACCACAGATGATAGTTTGTGCCTGCACTGCCTGAGCGCCGAAAAGCACTATACTGCGTGGGATGAAATTACTGGCGAAAACGGGAAAATGATAGGTGTTTCAGACACATTTATCGGGCGTTTCCCGAGTTGGCTTAACTCGCACTCGTCCAGAAAAGTCATCGTGCATCGCGACGTTCGAGACATATCAAAATCTCTCGATATGGACGTTTCATCGATCGATTTTGGACTTGACAAAATAAAAGGAATGCACGTTCAGTATTCCGATCTATTTGACTCGCCACAACCAATTTACGAATACCTTTTGCAAAAAGTATTCGACAAGCACCGCCATGATCTGCTTCGGTCATTGCAGGTCAACGTCATGGCAGAAAAAATCAAGATCGACAAGTCTGCGTTTTACCGGTTAATCGGGGAGTTAAGTCATGCATGAAATTACTTATATTGACGGAATAGTTAGCAAGGAGCGCATGCACCAATTTCAAGAATTTGGCGCGACATTGCCGCAACTTGAATTGCCGACAGAGCATTATTTTTCCGGCGGGATGTATTGCAGGAAAATGCGACTGCCGGCTGGTACTTACATCGTCGGAAAAGAACACAAGCATGCGCATTTTTTCATTTTGTGCAGCGGGGAAATGATCGTATGGACATCTGACACGGATAGAAGGACTTTGTTCGGCGGGGATGTGGTCGAAGCCAATGAGGGGGTAAAGCGAATTATTTTGACGGTCACCGAGTGCGTCGGGATTAACGTTCACAAGACAGATAAGACGGATTTAGAAGAAATCGAAAAAGAGTTGATAGAGATTGATGATACCGCATTGTTCGATTACGCCAACCGCCTAAAGTCAAAATATATTGGAATGGAGAAATAAGATGTTTCTGGCGATCATAGGAGCGGCTGGGTCTATAGCCGGCGGATTAATTTCTGCCAATGGCGCCCAAAGTGCCGCGCAGACGCAAGCGAATGCCGCAAATCAGGCGTCGCAAGTGCAGCAGAACATGTTCAACACGACACAGCAAAACGCCGCGCCGTGGATACAAGCTGGACAGGGTGCTCTTTCGCAATTGACTGCTGGAACACAACCTGGCGGCGCTTTGACGCAACAGGCATACACACCATTTACTACGCAGCAGTTCCAGCAAGATCCAGGCTATCAATTCCAGTTGCAGCAAGGTGAAAATGCTTTGACCAATGGTGCGTCAATCAGCGGTGGCATGAACAGCAATAACCTGAAAGGGTTGATAGGCTATTCGCAGGGGTTAGCGAACACGGATTATCAAACCGCACTCGGTAACTACATGAACCAATACCAACTTGGCAATCAGGCCGCGCAGCAGAACTTTACTAACTTGTCGAACCTTTCGCAGACTGGAGCGAATGCTGGGCAAGGTCTTGGATCACAAAGCGCGAATGTCGGAAGCACGATTGGACAGAATATTATTGGCGCCGGAAATGCTCAGGCATCAGGAACGGTTGGTGCTGCAAACGCAGCGCAAAGCGGGATTAATGGGGCATACAATAGCTATCTGCAAAGCCAATACTTGAATAATTATCAGAATGGCGCTGGCATTGGTAACACATGGTCGAATGCTGTTCAAAACGGGTATGGATCGGCATTGTCGCCGTGGTATTCTCCGCAGCCGACAGGCGACGCGAGCGGCAGTTATTGGGGGATTGAATAATGTCAGAAGTCAACGCGTCAATCCCACTCAGCGCGGGACAAGGCGTAACGCCGATAATGTCGCCATTTCAGGCGGCACAAGGTGCGATGACGTTGCAACAATTGATGCAGCAGTCACAACTCGGCCAGCAGAAATTGCAACAGAATCAATCGAACCTTGCTTTGCAGGCGAACCTCGCTCGGCTCGCCGGAACTCCCGGCATGATCGACCCCGAAACACGCTTGCCATCGCCGCAAATGATCGGCGAAATCATGAAAATAAATCCCGATGCAGGAGAAAAGTTGAATCAAATTCGATTGCAAGGTTTATCGACCAAGGCAGAAGCAGATTTGCGAAAGTCAGAAACCGCGCAAAAGTCAAACGCCTTGAAGCAGCAGACCATGCTCGATATCCGGGAGGAAACGCTATCGCAGTATGAGGAAGATATAAAAAACGGAATCGACCCAAAAGCTGCGCTGAATAACTACATGACGCACCAAGGAGAGTTGATAAAAAAAGCTAAGGAAACCGGATCGGGCGGAATCACCAGTAATGACAATATCCCTCTGCTAGATCCTGTGGCGGCGAGAACGAAGGTCCTTGGTTACAAGGGTGCGCAGGATGAAGAAAACAAGAAAAAAGCGCAAGAGACAGCAGATTCCACGCCGATCATGAAAGAGGCTGCGGCATTGTATGGAAAAGATTCACAGCAGTACCGAGATCTTTTGAAAAAGGACTTGGAGCAGAAAACATCCGGTGACGACAGCAAGAAAGCGCCATCTGGATTCAGATACATGGCAGATGGCAATCTTGAGTTCATTCCCGGCGGGCCTGCCGATCCGGCAAAAAAAGAAGGCAAGCTCGGTGCGCGAGAATCTGTTTTCATCAATCGCACGATGCTATCGGCGAACGAAGCGGCCAAGGATCTGGAAAATGTCGTCAAGCTTCCGCTTGCTTCAAGCACAGGCTGGATGGGGGGGCGCCAGCAAAGCACGTCTATTTTCGGTGCCACCAAGGAAGTTCTGGCAAATAAATTGACGCCGCAGGAAGTGCAGAGTTATAACACGCTATCGGCCGGATTCCAGAGGTCATTAGCTGCTATCGAGGCCGCTGGCCTGGCACCGTCCGGAACTTTGTCACATCAAATGGATTCGGTTATCTTCAAAGAGGGCGATACGAATCTTACGAAGCTGCAAAAGCTCGCGCAGACGCGCCAAATCATTGAAGCCGGCCTTGAGACCACGCTTGCCAATCCACGCCTTCCCGATGCCGGTCGAGACCATATCGACAGCATATTGAAATCGATCAAGAAATCCGTCCCGTTTTCGCAGTCAGATTTGATCGACTTGGAAAACAGACAAAGCGAAAATCCTGACGTGACATTGCAGGATGTCATAAAGGAAAAAGCGAAGGCTATCGAAAAGGAAAAACCGGCTGTGAAGTCCCTACAAGGTAACGACGCAGCGAACAAGATCAAAGCCGACTACCAATCCGGAAAACTCACACGCGATCAAGCCAAGGCTGAACTTGCCAAATTGAGTCAATAATGGACGATATAGATTCATTCCTTGGAACCGCCAACCCGGAGGACTTCGCGAAAGTCTACGGCCCTGCAGCAGCTCGTGCCGGGGAAAAGATTGGCGTCGATCCAAAGATCATCCTTGCGCAATGGGGGCATGAGACAGGATGGGGGAAGTCTATCATTCCCGGCACAAACAACCTCGGCAACATCAAAGACACGTCCGGTAGCGGAGTATCGGCAAAGGATAATGCAACGGGTTCGGCCGATAAATACCAGAAATTCAAGACGCCTGACGATTTTGCCGACCACTATGCGGACCTGGTGAATAGAAAATATCCATATGCAAAAGAT